ATAGAAAAAATTACAAAAAGAGAAATAAACACAAAAATAAATTTTGGAACTATAAAAGATTTAAATAAATATAAATATACTATTGAAAATTTTAATGTAGATTTAAGATTATGCAAAATAGATATAACAACACGATCAATAAATCAAGAAAAAAATAGTTTTACAATTGATTTATTAGAAGCAAAAGAACAAGGGATAATAGATATAACATTTTTAAATAAATTATTAAAATAACAAAATTATGATTGAATTAGTATTAGGTGGTGCAATTTACTGGGTAATAAATACTATCGAAAAGGACAGAAAGCAAATGCAACGTGTTAAAAAAATGAAAGAAAAGTATTTCACAGATGATAGACCAAAATATTATACAAGTCTTTAATATGAAATTAGCAAGAATTATATTGGCAATTATAGTAATAACAATTACAATACTATTATATTATGACAAGTGAATTAGCAAGAAAGTTAAGTACAGAGACTCTTACAAATAGACTGCATAAACAGCCGTTTAACGTGACTATATTAAAAGAGTTAAACAAACGTGCAACGAAAGTATTTAAATGCGAGATACAAGCTAAAATACGCCTAGAAAAGGAATTGGCTAAGCGTTCTAATCGTGCCGTAATCGGTTGCAAGAATGAAGCCTATGCGACAGAAGACGAAATGATAAGCGGATTTAGTTGTACCTATGAACAATTAAGTCCAAGTGAAAAATCAATATTTGATAAGTTATGATAGCAAAGGAAAAAGCCGCACAATTAAGATATAAATACTCTACACTGTTAGATTTAAAAACAACTGATGGATTAGTATTACAATGCGCTTTAATTTCAGTTTATGAGATTTTAAGATTAGGTAAAAAATTACCTTTAGAAACTTTAGAGTATTATTTAGAAGTAAGAAAAGAAATAGAAAAGTTATGAAAAAGTGCTTCACCTGTAGAACTAACTATCCCATGCTTATGTATCATTTAGATGAGTCTAAATATCAATTAAAAGCAAATAAGGGTAAGACTATAGAATGCAGATTTTGTAGCCTTAAACGCAATCTAAATGATAAAGGATTTACGCATCGTGTAGATGGAAAGTTTACATTTACACAAGCTAGTAAAAAAAAAATAATACTTAATTTTTTTAAAAGATGAAAACACCAGTACAAGAAGTTTTTAGCGACTTAGAAGTTAACCACAGAGAGTTCTTTGATGTACATACGTCGAAAGGCAAGATATTTGTAAATCACTATTCAAAGTATATAAAAATTGAAAGAGAATTTTTAATAGACTTCTTCAATTTCTTTAGAGATAACGGAGAAAACCATATCGGGTTAACAATCGAACAATTTGTTGAACTATATTTAAACCAGTCTAAATAAGGCTGGTTTTTTTATTGTGTAAAAACAATTACTTAAATATGTAGTTACTTATTTGTACAAATACGTATTTAAATGGTTGAATTTAAAACCGAGATGATAGAACTCTATAAAAAAGGAGTAAGTATCACAGAAATCGCAAAGAAAATCTGCAAAGAAAATAACCTAGAATATACAGATGCTAAAAGGACTTCAACTTCCAAAATCATTAATAGAGTAAAAAGCAAAGGTGTGTTCGATGAGTGTGAAGCCGTAGGAATAGATCCCGACAAAATCAAAAACTATTGGTATAAAGGTAAGCACTATTCCATCAACGTAAAAGGTGAAACTGACACATTTAAATATGAAGACTTTAAAGAAGACTTTATTGCATCGGTTAAGGATATTAAACCTGACTACATTCAGATAATTAGAACAGAATCGGAGGAAGAATCTCACTGCTTACTTATCGATCCAAGCGACATTCACGTAAATAAGCTATGCTCAGTATTCGAAACAGGTGAAGAATACAATACTCAGATAGCAGTGCAACGTGTCAAGGACGGTGTAGCATCGATTTTAAGCAAGTCTAAAGGCTTTAATATAGATAAGATAATACTTATTGTGGGCAACGATGTTTTAAACACGGATAACGCACGAAATCAAACAACAAAAGGAACACAACAAGATACCCACATGAAGTGGTTCGATGCTTTTTTAATGGCTAAACAGCTTTACATAGATATTATTAGCACTTTAGTAGCTATCGCGGACCTAGAAGTAGTCTATAATGTATCTAATCACGATGAAATGTCAGGGTTCTTTTTAATGGATTCAATCTATTCATGGTACAACGAACACCCAAACATTAAATTTGATAGGTCTCCGTCACATCGTAAATATACAACCTACGGAAAGAACTTAATCGGTACAACACATGGAGATGGGGCCAAACAAAATGACCTTCCTCTATTAATGTGCCACGAAGCTAGTCAACATTGGCACGATTGTAAGCATCGTTATTGGTTTACACACCACGTACATCATAAAACAAGCAAGGATATAATGTCAGTACAAATTGAGTCGTTACGTTCACCTAGTCCAGCAGACTCATGGCATCACAAAAGTGGATATCAACACTCACCACTAGCAATAGAAGGCTTTATATTCCATAAAACACATGGGCAGGTAGCACGGCTTACGACACTTTTTTAAGCCTATACCCTTAAAATAAAATAAAAATTTAATCATGGCAAAAGTAACACTAGAATTCGACTCACTAGAAGATCAAGACGATATTAAGTACGCATTGTACGGATGGAAGTACGCGCTTGTAATTGACGAATTAGACCAATACTATCGAGGGCTATATAAATACTCTGAAATAGGTAGCGAAATTGAAATGGCAGAACTTGTTCGTGCTAAAATTAGAGAGATAATGCATGATAATGGATTGACGATGGAATAGAAAAAGTAGAAAAGGTAGAAACTTGTATAAAATTTAGGTGTTTTGTAACGTATTGATTTATATAATTTTAAAGGAAACTTGAAAAACTTAAAAAACGCTTAACTTATTGATACTCATAGAAAGTAATAAAAGGTTAAAAGTGTTTTGCTATATTACACTAAAACAATAAATAAAAAAAAAAGTGAAAAAAGTTTTAACTTTATACGTAAACTACTATAAATCAACAAACTAATCAAAAACAAGTTTCCTTTAAATTATTGATATTTAACAACTTACAAAACATCAAAGTTTCTACATTTTTAAGCAAAGTTTTAACCTTTTTACGTTTTTCGCAAAATTCAACATTTTATTTAGAATGAATATAAATAACGATTAAATGTTGTTTATATAAAATAATATAGTAATTTAGCAAAGTGTTAGGTCTCAAACATTGTAACACTTAAGATATTTGCCCTATCGATTTGTAAACTTGAGACCTTTACACTTCGATGGGGCTTTTTTATTTAAACAAATTATTATTATGGAAAAAAGAATTTATCATCCATATTGGTTATGGGAAGATTATTTAAATGGATTTTACGAAAATTCATCAGGACAACAAAAAAACATAGATATACAAAAATGTATAGAGATGTTTAATAGTCAAGAGTTAACAATAAAAAACATGAATTATGTAGTTGATAATTGGAAATATTCAATGGAACATAACCTAACAAATAGCTCAATGAATCATATAGCTTATGTAGGTCAAAGTGCTTGCTGTAATTATGCTAAAATACCAAATACAATAACAATGGAATGTTGGTCTAAACTAACAAAAGAAGTACAGGAAAGAGCAAATAAAAATGCTTTAGATTCAATACAAAGATGGAAATTAAACAATAAATTTATTCAATTATGCCTAAAATTAGATTAGATAAAAATGTATACGATGCATCTATTGAAAGGATAAATTACACACTTGATAATTTTAAGAAAGTATATTTATCTTTTAGTGCTGGTAAAGATAGTACAGTGATGCTTCATTTAACAATGCAAGAAGTAAAAAAAAGAAACGCTAAAATAGGTGTTTTAATAGTAGACTTAGAAGGACAGTATAAATTAACTATAGACCATATATACGCTTGTATTGAAGAATATAAAGACAATATAGATTTATACTGGGTTTGTTTACCTATACACTTAAGAAATGCAGTATCTGTTTATGATCCTTTTTGGAAGTGTTGGGATTCAGAACAAAAAGAAAATTGGATAAGACCACTACCTAAAAAATGTATTTCAGACATTAATTATTTTTCGTTTTTTAGAGATGGAATGGAGTTCGAAGAGTTTGTTCCTGAGTTTGGAGAATGGTATTCACAAGGAGAGTTAACAGCTTGTTTAGTTGGTATTCGTTCAGATGAATCATTGAATAGGTATAGAACAATAGCTTCTAAAACAAAAGAAAGGTTTGATAATAAGGTTTATACCACAAAAGTAACTGATAATGTATTTAATGTTTACCCTATTTACGATTGGAAAACAGAAGATATTTGGATTTACCACGCTAAAAATAAAGATAAAATATCTAATGGACTTTATGAATTAATGTTTAAAGCTGGTTTATCTATTCATCAACAAAGAATATGTCAACCTTATGGTGATGACCAAAGACGTGGGTTATGGCTATTTCATTTGATTGAGCCTGAAACATGGGCTAAAGTAGTAGCAAGGGTTAATGGAGCAAATTCAGGAGCTTTATACATAAATGAAAGCGGAAGCATAACAGGGTATAATAAAATAACAAAACCTAATAATCACACATGGAAATCATTTGCTGAATTATTTTTAAATAGTATTCCTGAAAAAACAAAAGAGCATTATTTAAATAAAATATTTACATTTGACAAATGGTGGAAAGAAAGAGGTTATGATAATGGCATACCTGACGAAGCTCCTTATATTTTAGAATCCAAAAAAATAGCACCTAGTTGGAGGAGAGTATGTAAGTCTTTACTTAGAAATGATTTTTGGTGTAAAGGATTAGGATTTACACAACATAAAACAAAAGCATATTCTAAATATTTAGAATTAAAAAAACAACAAAGAATTGAAAATAAATTTTTAAAATAAAAACTATGAAAACTACAATTTTAGAAAAGCAAAATGAAGTTATTAACGCTTTAAGATACTTATCACTTGATGATAAAGTTGATGTAATTAACGAAATCAAAAAACAATTACACGAAGTAAGTCCATTTAATACAGAGCCAGTAGATTGCGTTCTTTGGGTTAAAAACGATAGTGTTCATGCTAATGATTACAATCCAAATAGTGTTGCACCGCCTGAAATGGAATTGTTAAGATTATCAATATCAAATGATGGGTACACACAACCTATTGTATCAATGGACAACAATAATGGTACTAGAGAAGTTATTGATGGTTTTCATAGAAACAGAGTTGGTAAAGAATGTGAGGATATCCAAAAAAGAGTACATGGATATTTGCCTGTAGTTACTATTAGAGAGTCTCAGTCAGATAAAAACAATCGTGTAGCATCTACAATTAGACATAATAGAGCTAGAGGAAAACATAAAGTTGAATCCATGTCAGAAATTGTTGTTGATTTAAAAAGACGAAATTGGTCAGACGAAAAAATATCTAAAGAATTAGGCATGGATAGAGATGAAGTATTAAGACTATGCCAAATTAGTGGATTAACTGAATTGTTTTCAGATAAAGAATTTTCAATAGCGTGGATTCCTGAGATGGAAGAATTTGAAGACGAAATAGAAGATTAATGTAAATAATATATAAATGAACGAAAATAATTTAACGCCATTCTGGTCTGTAAACCAGAATGGCAAAATAGACCTTAATAACTATCTTTTTAAGAAGTTCTTAGAAAAACATGACTATTTTAAAAACAAACCAAATGCAAATAGTACGTTTAACATAATCAAAAAGAATGGAATATTTTTAGAGATTAAAGACGAAACCGATTTAAAAGATTTTATACTAACTCACATAGAGCAAAATGATTTAGGTATAGGAGTTTATAACTTGATGTCCGGCAACCTTAAATATTTTAAACGTGACTTTCTTTCTATGATTTCCACAAAAGAAATTCAAGTAATGAAAGACGATAAAGATAATGCTTACTTTTTTTACAATAATTGTATTGTAAACATAACTAAAAACGAACGTAAGATTATAGACTACAAAGATGTAAATATTTCTATTTGGAAGAAACAAGTTATTAATAGAGATTTTATCGAAGCTGACCACCACCAATCACAGTTTAGAACATTTGTCTGGAAGGTAAGTGGTGAAGATGTTGAAAGATATAATACTTTACAATCTGTACTAGGTTACTTACTTCATTCATATAAGACAAATTCTAACAATAGAGCAATTATTTTCAACGATGAAATGATAAGCGACAATCCAAATGGACGAAGTGGTAAAGGATTGATTTGGAATGCACTAAAACAAATTAAAAATGTACAATCTTTAGATGGTAAAACATTTACTTTTAATAAATCATTCCCTTATCAAAACGTTTCTACTGATTGTCAAATATTAGTGTTTGATGACGTTGAACGTAATTTTAGTTTTGAATCGTTATTCAGTGTTATTACAGAGGGTATTTGCATAGAGTATAAAGGTAAAGATGCAATAAGATTAAGCGTTGAGGAAAGTCCAAAGATAATTATTACAACTAACTACACTATAAAAGGGGATGGCGGATCACATGAAGCTAGAAAGTTCGAAGTTGAAATGTCTACGTTCTTTAATGCAGATTATACTCCAGAAATGTTTTTTGGCAACAAATTATTTAACGATTGGGACAAACAGGAATGGGCTAGGTTTGATAACTACATGATGGAGTGTTTACGTAAATATTTAAATAATGGATTAGTTCGTAGTAATACAAAGAATTTAGAGATTAGAAAATTAATTGATAAAATAAGTAGTGAACTACACACATTTATTCCGTCAATACCAAATAACGAATGGGTAAACGTAAAGACTATTTACGATAATTTCTTAAATTCGTATCCTGAGTTAAAGAAATGGTATAAACAAAATAGCTTAACAATTGGTTTGAAGTCCTATGCTAAACACTACGGAGTTAAATATCATACAACAACAGCTGGGGGTATTACAAAGATTATGTTTGAAGCTAGTAAAAGTTATAATAATGAAGAGCAAAAGGATATTTGGGATTCACCACAATTACAAGGATTATGACAATAGATAGTATAATAGTAATTAAGAAGATTGAAAGCATAATGGATAAGTATAAAGATTCAATGGATTGGTTGCAAGAAAATCATGCCACTAGAAAAGATTTAATATCTAGTTTACAGCAATCAATATTTATGCTTGGATTGATTAGAAAGGATATAATTATGTACGACACTAAAATAGAAGCAAAAGAATGGATGGAAAGCTAAGTAATATAATAATAGATGCAGAAATTGAGAAAGTAAGCAATTCAATGCAAGAAATTATTGATAAATATCCTGAAAGGTTGGAGTCAATTGGTAAACTAAACTATGTACTAAAAGATTTAGAACACATTAAAAGACATTTAAACTATTTAATTAAGAAGTATGAAAGAGCTTAGGCAGTACCAACTAGACTTATCAAAGAAAGCTGTTGATATACTAAAAGATAAGAAGATAGTGTATTTAAATTTTAGTGTAAGAACAGGTAAAACGGCAACAGCATTAGAAACATGTAGGCTATTTGGCGCTAAAAAAGTTCTATTCTTAACAAAAAAGAAAGCAATTACTTCTATTCAAAACGATTATAATGACTTTGGATATACATTTGACCTAGTTGTTATCAATAACGAATCACTTTCTAAGATTAAGGATAATGATTTTGATGTAGTTGTGCAAGATGAAGCACATGGAATGGCATCTTTTCCAAAGCCAAGTAATAAAGCAAAGGAATTTAAAGCACGTTTTTCAAGAATTCCATTAATATTATTGTCAGGCACCATGGCTGCAGAATCATACTCGCAAGTGTTCCACCAATTTTGGCTTAGTGCTTATAGTCCATTTAGTCAATATAAGAACTTTTATGCGTGGAGTAAGGTATTTACACAACCAACACTAAAATATGTAAGCTACGGGACCATAAATGATTATTCAGCAGCTAAGATTGATTTGATTGATGCAGTAATACAACCATACATTTTAAAATTCACTCAAGAAAATGCCGGTTTCGAAAGTAAAGTAAATGAGAAAGTAATATATTTTGATAGTTGTAATAAAAAGATAATTGATAAGCTAAAAAAAGATAGTATCGTTGAGGGTAAAGAAGAGGTTATACTAGCGGATTCTGGCGTGAAAATGATGAGTAAATTACACCAACTAGAAAGCGGGACAATTAAGTTTGAAAGCGGAAATTCAATGGTAATAGATAATTCAAAAGCTTTGTTTATTGCGGACCATTTTAAAGGTAAAAAACTAGCTATATTTTATTATTACATAGAGGAGTTTCATTTACTTCAATTTGCTTTCCCTAATCATACTACATCAATTGAAGAATTTAATACTACCGATAAGCATTACATAGGTCAACAATATAGTTCTGCAATGGGGATTAATTTAAGTTCAGCGGATTGCCTGGTGTTTTTTAATTTTGGATTCAGTGGCACAAATTACATACAATCAATTGATAGGTTAACAACAATCTCACGTAAAGAAAACGATGTATATTTTGTATATGGCAAAGGATCGCTAACTGAAAAAATACATCGGGTGGTAAAACAAAAAAAGACATTCACACTAAAACAATTTGAGAAATGTTAGAAAGTAAGATTCAAACTTCATGTATAAACTACGCTAAAAAAAACGGATGGTATTGTTGCAAAACTATTAAAGTATCTGTATCTGGTTTCCCTGACCTTATTATGCTGAAAGATGGTGTTTGTGTATTTGTTGAATTCAAAACGTTAAAAGGAGTTCAATCGGAATTGCAAAAGTACCAACAAAAGCTACTTGAAAGTCAAGGCTTTAAATATTACTTAATACGTTCACTAAAAGAATTTCAAAATATATTATAAAAATGTAACGTAGTTATAATAATAAACCTTATATTTGTCATATATAAACAATTTAATATTTGAATTATGAGTTACCCAAGTCCCTATTTAAAAGCAAAATTTAAGACTAATTATGCGACAGGAGAATGCGAATTAGTAAAAGAAAGCATTGAAGCAAAAGCAAAAAAGTACGATGAGTTAATGTTAACCATACAAGAGATGGAACTAATGTACACAAAGGCATTGGATAAATATCCAAGTCTTACAGAGATAATTCAAGAAAAGTTAAACGTATTAAAACTAGTTAAATTATGAAGATAGTAGCAGATTTAAACGATAGTCAAGAAAAGACTTTGAAAAACTTAAAGCGGTTGGGGTACATTCTCAACCGCGAAGTAAACACGAAACCAGGCCAAATAAGTTTTGGTTTAGATATCCTAGATATTTTATTAGGACAATTTTTTGAACAAGATTTAATCGAAATAATACTTAAAGACAATGAAAGAGCATAATATAGACGCGATGAAATATCGTAAACATTCGCACCTTGCCGGTGTAGATGTGGCAATAATTACAGCAGAGAAAGGTAATTGCATACTTACAATTAAAGATGCTTATTACTCAAAAGGTGTAGATGTAAGTGGTAACAAGACCGATGGTTACTTTCTAGAGTTTGAAGAGGATGTTATGGATATGGTATGTAATAGTTCTAATCGTAAAATGATAGCTAACAACTTGGTTTTAGAGAAAGGATTATCACTTTTGGATTCACGTAATATAGGTAACTGGATTGGTACTAAAGTAGAGTTACAATTTGACGAGACAATTAGAATGATGGGTAAAGTAGTTGGTGGGATCAGAGTTAAAGGATTCAAACTACTTCCTAACTTAGAACCAGCAACACCAAACTTCGATGCAGTTAAGAAAGCATTACAAGGTGGTAATTATACTATTGATCAAGTTAAAACGAAGTATAACGTATCTGTTGAGGTACAAAATTTATTAAACGATGGAAAGTAAGATATACAGACACAGAGCAAGTCAGTCAGGCTTGCTTTTAACAAATGGCAAAGACGATTTAAAGTTAGGTGCGTCAATGATTACTTACCTAAAAAAATGGTATGCAGAACAAAAGTCAGGAGTACGTGATGAAATAGATTCTAAATACTTCCGTAAAGGTAATATGTGCGAAGATGAAGCTATCGATATTTGCGCTGAGAGATTTGGATTAGGTATACTTGAAAAGAACATGGTACATTTTCATGATGGACATTTCAATGGTACACCAGATGTTATTACCGATGATTTTGTAATCGATACTAAATGCTCATGGGATTACGTTACGTTCTTAGATGCTATAACAAGTCCAATTAATAAAGACTACGAAGCACAATTACAAGTGTATATGCACTTAACAGGGATAAAGAAAGCGAAGTTAGTCTATGTATTACTAGACACACCTGCAGAAGCTAACTATGGTAACGATATCTTCTACTCACACCTTCCAATTGAGCAACGATTCTTTGCGTTTGAATTGGAATACGATAAAGAAATGATTGAAGCAATGCAAGAGAAGGTAATTAATGCAAGAACTTTTTTAAATGATTACGATGCAAGAATCAAAAATATACTTAGATAAAAGAGATAATACCATTGTCACGTTAATACTTCGTGGCAATGGTTTCATCCGAGTTAAACCAGCGAAAGGATTGGATATAGTAATGAGTGTTGAATGTTTTAAAACTAATTTTAAAAGAATATGAATAAGCAAATTAATAATACTTTTCAAGTACTTTGTTTAATGCAAATTGCGCTTGAAAAGTTAGAAGATATGCCAGAGGGAAATATTTTTAGAGAGAATAACTACGATACAATAGATAACTTTATTAAGTATCTTGAATCAAATGTAGAGCCGTTGACAAGTGAGATTAACGTACAAGAGTCAAATCAATACATCTACATCACTAAGAACATTCGTAAAGTAATAGATAAAATTAGAATCAAATGAGTAATTTTAAAAAAGGAGATAGAGTTTACCACTTTCAACATGGATGGGGTACAGTAAAAAAAGTAGATGGAATAATGTCAGTAATTTTTACACATGGTATAGTTACTTTTATTGAAGGTAGATTACTCTCATTCACAGAATACACCTTACAAGGATTCAGTCAAGAAAGACCTATTGAACTTCCTGAGGTCGGTGAGTTGTGCTTGGTTAGAGATTCAGACAATCATGATTGGATTGTAAGAGAATTTGTTAATTATAATCCGAAATGCGAATTTCAATACATAACAAGAGGTGATGTTTGTTATAGTCAAATGAAACGAATTAAAATATTAGACTAATGAAAATAATAATCGCAATGTGTGTTTGGTGTGTTCTAACGAGTTTTAAAGCTACTTACTACAGTGATTCATTCCAAGGTAAAGTTATGCGTTCAGGAGCAATCTATGATATGAATAAGTTGACATGTGCTAGTAATACACATAAGCTAGGAACAAAGTTAAAAGTTACCAACCTAGATAACGGGAAGAGTGTGATAGTTAAAGTTACAGATACAGGATCCTTCCGTAAAGTAACACTTGACTTATCAAAGAAAGCATTTAGTAAGATAGCTGAATTAGATAAAGGAGTAATTAATATTAAAATAAAAAAGATATGACAAAGAAAGAAGAACTTAAGTACAATTTGAAAATGGAACAGCTTTTAACAAGTCAATTGTTTGAGCAAATACGAGAATTAAAGTATGAGAATGCAGTAATGCGAGACGATTTATACAATCTAAGCAAAGACTACTTCACACCAAAGGATGCTATTGTAGCAAAGGTAATTGAAGCGTACAAAACGAGGTCAGAAGTAGGGATAGCGAAGTATGGAACAACACTAGATGCAAACAATACGGATAACTTTCTGCAGCATTTACAGGAAGAACTTTTTGACGCTACTTTGTACATCGAGAAACTTAAGGATATTGCATCAAAATTAAATAAATAATGCTTATATTTAAACATGGAAATATTTAAAGATATAGTTGGATACGAAGGATTGTATCAAGTTAGTAATATGGGAAATGTTAAGAGTTTACCTAGAGAAGTATTTGGAAGAGGATACTACATGACTAAAGAGAAAACTTTAAAACCAGGTGTAGATACAGGAGGATATTTTAATGTTAGACTTTGTAAAAATGGTAAGTTAAGCACATATACAATTCATCAATTAGTTGCGATGACTTTCTTAGGCCATCTTAGATGCGGATATGATTTTGTAATTGACCATATTAATAGAGATAAATTAGATAATAGAGTTGAAAACTTAAGAGTTGTTACAAACAGAGAAAATTGTTCTAATAGAAAAAGAACATATACATCTAAATATGTTGGAGTAAGCTGGGATAAGTCTAGAAAAAAATGGGCGTCAAGAATGCAAATAGATAATATCTATAAAAATTTAGGATATTTTGAAAAAGAATATGATGCACATGTTGCATATCAAAATAAATTATTATCTTTAAGCAATTAAAAAATTAAATATGGAAATCAAAGGAAGAATTAGTTGGATCGGTGAGATTCAAAACACAGGAAAAGAAAACAGAGTATCGTTTGAAATCACAGAATTAGAGGGACAATATCCTAACTCATTAGTATTAGATATATACGGAAATGAAAAGGTAGAGAACTTCTTTAAATACAATATGATTGAGGATGAAGTCACAGTTGAGTATAACTCTAGAGTATTCACCACTGCAGATGGAAGGAAGTTTAATAATCTATCATCTTGGAAAATAACAAAATGAATCCTCAAATAGCAGAGATAGCAAAGAAACATAGAGAGTGGACTAATATTGTCCGCTCTTTTGGCTGTAAAACAGAAGCAGAGGATGTCGTTCAGGACATGTATCTTAGACTAGATAAGTATATCAAACCAGACCAACAAATATCTACATCGTTTGTATGGATTACT